CCTTACCTACTTAAACTTTTAAAAACTGCTCGTAGATTTACAACATATATAAGAACTGATAATAGAACTGAATTGAGATTTGGAGCAGGAATATCAGATAGTCCAGATGAAGAATTAGTTCCTAATCCAGATAGTGTTGGTTCAAGTTTGCCAGGATCTCCAACTTATTTAGGAACTGCATTTGATCCTTCCAATTTTTTAAATACTAGAACTTATGGACAATCACCATCTAATACTACATTGGTAATTACTTATAGATATGGTGGTGGTGTAAGTCATAATGTAAGAGCAAATTCAATAAGGTCTATCACAGATTTAAATATAACTTTAGATACCACAGGTTTGACTACTTCACTGGTAAATCAAGTTAGAAATTCGTTAGCTATAAATAATCCAAATCCAACTTCAGGTGGAAAGGGTGCTGAATCAGTTGGTGAAGTTAAACAGAATACATTAGCTTATTTCCAAGCACAAACCAGAGCAGTTACTAAAGCAGATTATATTACTAGAGTTTATGCACTTCCGCCTAAATATGGTAACATAGCTAAAGCTTATATTGTCCAAGATTCACAGATAGATCCATCTGCTGGTACAATAGAAAATGAAGGTCAACCACCAAAAAGAATTGAAAATCCATTAGCATTAAATTTGTATGTTTTAGGATATGATGCAGGTAAACAATTAACTACAGTAAATCAAGCGGTAAAAGAAAATATACAAACATACCTAACTCAATTCAGAATGATTACTGATGCTGTGAATATTAAAGATGCTTATATAATTAATGTAGGTGTTAAATTTAATATATTAACAAAAACTGGATATAATGGTGAGCAAGTTATTTTACAAGCAGTTCAAAGAGTTAAAGAATTTTTTGAATTAGATAAGTGGCAAATTGGTCAACCAATAGTGTTATCAGATTTGGCTTATCAAATATCATTAGTAGATGGTGTTTCAGCAGTTGTTCCACCTGATGATGTTGATGATGATGTTAGTGCGCAAGATAGACCGCCTGTACAAATTGTGAATAAATATGATTCGACTGCTGGATATTCAGGAAATTTATATGATATAAGAAGTGCTACCAAAGAGGGTGTTATATACCCATCTATGGACCCAAGTTGCTTTGAACTTAAATTTCCAAATTTGGATATTGAAGGTAGAGTTGTTGGTACTTCGGGAGGTAGCTAATGCATTATTTTATTTTTCCAGACGCTGATACAACTTTATATTCTGCCTCAGGTAGTAAAAATACAGGTTTAGATGAAATAATAGAAGTTAGAAAAGATATGAAAACTGATGGAACTAATGTTAAAGTTTCTCGTATCTTAATGAAATTTGACTTATCATATATTTCATCATCTATAGTTAGAGGATTAATTACAAATCCAAAATATTATTTAAATCTTTATGATGCTAATCCAACAGAGATTGGGTATAGTCAATCTTTATATGCTTATCCAGTAAGTCAAAGTTGGATTTCAGGCGAAGGATTCGATTCAGATGATCCTACTACAACTCAGGGTGCTAGTTGGGATTATAAAACTGGCCTTAATGAAGAAGATTGGTGGAATCCAGAATCTTCATCATACTCTACTGAACAAGGTGGAGCTTATTATAAAAATGTTTATGGTTCACAATCCTTTGCTTGGGGAACTGAAGATATGAGAATGGATGTTACACCTATTGTAAATAGTTGGTTAGATGAAACATATCCAAATGAAGGGTTTATGATAAAGAGAAGTGGTAGTATTGAAGTACAAAATATAAAAAGTGGTTCAGGAGCTGAAGGTAATAGTGATGCTTTAGGTAGTTTTGCTTTCTTTTCAAGACAAACTAATACGATATTTCCACCGAAGTTAGAAGTAGAATGGTATGATACTGCGTGGAATACTGGTTCATTAGACCCACTATCATCAACGAATTTAGAAGATTTAGTATTTTATATGAAAGGATTAAGACCTGAATATAAAGAAAAATCAAAAATGAAATTTAGAGTTGTTGGTAGAGAACGATATCCTACTAAATCATACTCCAACACTTCTTCAGAATATCTAACAGTAAAGT